AGGTGGGATATTTAGACTTTAAGACTTCAACACGATAAAACTAGGAAGTAGTTTGATGCTCGATTAATATATAATCGAGCATTTTTTTATTTATATCGTTTCTTAATAAAATATTTTGTATATTTGAATCAATAAATCCGACAGCATTTTCTTTTCTTATTAAATTGATTTAAACCCGATACTTTTTACATCGGGTTTTTTATTATCTTTACATTATGAAAAAACATTCCCTAGAAATATCCACAATTTTAGCAATCATCATAATATTATTATTATCGTCTTGCGGAACTCGTAAAACCGATACTATCCATAAAGACAGCATTTCAATAAATAATACGTACTCACAAGGCTCGAAAATAGTTTTAGGTAATACTTTTACATACAAACCATTTGATAACTTAAAACCGATGATTTTGAACGGTAATAAGTTTGAAAATGCGATTATTTCAAATGATAAAAGTACTGTTATTGAAAAGTGGAAAACTCGAAATATAAACAAGACTATTGTAATTGAAAAAATAAAGAAAACAGAAAAAACCGACCACACAATATTATGGATTGGTTTAGTTTTTGTTATTTGCTTATTTGTGTTTTTGTATTTTTATTTGCCTAAGTTTAGGGTTTCATTTCCATTTTCATAGCTTCCTAAAACCAAATCAGGAACTATTCCAGTGTTATATTCTTCAAAAAAACTTTCGTCATAACCAAACTCAATAACTACTACTTCTTGTTCAAAAAATTGCCTTCCTTGTGTTTCTATAATTAATTGAGCATCATATTTTTTTAATAATTCTTTCAATTCTTTATGAAAGTTTTGTGTTTTTTCTAATGGTGTCATAATTAAAACGGGCATTTAATTTTAGGTTGTTTTGGAATTAGTTCCTGATATTCATTTTTTATTTTTTCACTTATTGCATCCCTGATAAATTGACCTACATCAACATTATAAGCCTTCATTTTTTGAAGCGTTTTTAATTGCGTTTCTGAAATACGAATTACTTTTATTTTAGTGTATAATTTCATAATTGTAATACATTTATAAGTCCAAGCAAATAGTTATAAGCCATTTTAGCGTGACCATAAACCAATCCATCTAATCGAAATTGGAAACCTCATTATTTGAGTCCAAGTTTTACCAGCACTTTGATTTTCGCTGTAAGCACAACATTCTGTGTATCTACTGTAACCGCTTTTAGTTTGTAATATTTTCGGATTTACTTTACCGCAATTATCGCAAACGGTTCTACTTGTTAATTTCCATTTCAAGTTCTTAAAAAAACTGCTTATAACAGCGGTTTTGTCGCATTGTGGCACTTGGGTATTTTTTGAAAGTTTATTCATAATTTTAAAATTTAGTTATTATTTGTTAAGATTTAGGCTCATTCGCCACAACGACGACAAAGCCACGAAACGTTATGCGTCAGCTTCACGTAACTCTATAATTTCGCATTTCCATTCCATACAATCTTGTTCTCTTATGTTTTGCGATAACCATCCTTCTGCGTTTGAATAATCTAAAGAACACATTTCAATATCCTTATAATTTTCTCCAGCTTTAATAATTTCATCATAAACTTCTTGCGGCATTTCTAAATCGCCTAATCGTACCTCATAAGATACTTTTACCCATAAATCTTCAATTTGTTTCATCTTTTTTAGTTTTAAAAAGCCTACCCATAACAGCGGTTACATTTCAACAAATCTACAAAATATATCAATATAAATAACCACTACCACACTATAAATAATCATTCTAAATTATGGTAGTGGTGGTTAATTATCCAAAAAATATTCTTATATTTGTTGAACAATTTAAAACTAAAAATTATGTTAGAAATTAAACGCTTATATGGAATGCTAAAAGACAAAAAAGCATTTTGTACAGAAATCGCAGAAATTACAGGGATAGGAGCGCGAACTATTTATAACCACTGGATGGCTTCGTTTTGGTCAATCCCTGAAAAACACAAAGAACTAATATTAACAAAATTAAAAGAAAAACAATTATGAGACCAATAGCAATGAAATGTACACAGGAACAATTTAATAGTATTAAGAATAAATTATATAATATTTCAGATGTTTGTGATTTTGAAATATATCCCTATTTGACAAATGATTATTTGGGAGAATTTCAAATTAGAAATACAAGAACACTATATGACGTTGAAATCCACGAAACATTCAACGCAAACATATTTTTACAAGCGTGTGATATTGAAGTAGAGAAAGTTTGGAAAAGAGAAGAGTTGCAATTTAGAAACATAGGTAGCTTAGTTTGGTATGATTGCCTAGTAGATGGAGAATACCGTCTAAAACCACAACCAAACTATCAAAAAGAAATAGAAGCCTTACAACAAAAAGCTAAAGAAAACGGAATGAAAGTAATAATTAATTTTGAAAAGATATGAGCGCACAAGAACAACACCAAGACTTCTTAATGCTTCAAATAAAAGCCTTGCAGCAAGAAAACGAACGTTTGAATAACGAACTTAGAAAAGTTAAAGAAGTAGCTTTTAAAGTCGCATTAACCGATCCAAACTTCGATAAACCATTAAACGAAATAGAAGTAGATTATGAAATTGTAACAAATAATTAAGATGGAAGAAAATAAAAAACCACACAATCCACCTGCGTTTCCAAATGCAAATACACAAGAAAGAGCAGGAATGACTTTAAGAGATTATTTCGCTGCTAAAGCGATGCAGTCTTTAGTTATTAAAACTACAGAAAGAAAATTATCTATTTATTCTAAAATATTGATTTTTTTTGGATGCAATGGATGGTCTGTTGATTATGACTTGTCAGAGATTAATATTTCTAAATCAGCTTATTCAATAGCAGACGAAATGCTAAAACAACGTAAATTATGAGCCTAGACACCCACACCGAACACAATCCACTAAATCCAATTAATGAAATAGAATGCACACCACAAACTGAACTCGAAGAGCAACAAGATTGGAATCAAGAACTACTATCTAAAATAAACAAAACAAAAGCAATTATTTTAGAATTTCAAACATCTCCAAATATGGTATTAATACAATTAAAAAAACTTTATAAATTATGAAAGAAACAGAAATTGACAGTATGAAATATCGAAAATCTACGCATTTAGCAGGTATAGATGTTGATGCAATTGTAACCGACAAAGGAAATTGCATTTTAACCATAAAAGAAGCGTATTACGATACAAATGTGGACGTATCAGGGAATAAGACTAACGGTTACTTTATTGACTTTGTAGAAGATGTTAAACCAATGGTAGCAAATTCGGGAAATCGTAAAATTATAAACGATATTGTAAAAGAAAAACTTGGATGCACTGCTGCTGAAAGTAGAATGTTACCTAATTGGAAAGGCTTGCAAATTGATTTATATTTTGATCCAAGTATTAAAATGATGGGTAAAGTTACGGGAGGTATAAAAATTAAGCCAGTTGTTAAAACTGTAATTAGCGATGTGAACGCTTTAGTTATTTTAAATGCTTCAACAACTATTGCAGAACTTCAAAATAATTGGGGTAAACTAAACGCAAATGAAAAGAATTTACCAACCGTTATTGCATTAAAAGAATCTTTAAAAACTAAATTAAAATGATTGTAAGATACGATATTGAACAACACAGCGAGGAATGGCATAAAGTAAGATACGGTAAAATTGGGGGTACTTTGTCAAAAGGCTTATTTATCAAATCCGATACGCTTTTAGAAGATGTTTTATCCGAATTAGTAGAAGATTTTGATTTACAAGAAAGTTTTCAAAGTTATGATATGATACGCGGGAATGAACTTGAACCCGAAGCGCGAAAAGCCTTAAATGCTTATTTAGGAATAGAACTATTAGAAGTTGGATGGTTGCAATGTGAAGAAATACCATTATTAGGAATTTCACCTGACGGGATAACAGAATGCGAAACGATAAGTGCAGAAATAAAATGTCCAGCCGCAAAAAAACATTTAAAAACTATTTTATCAAATGAAATTCCAAGCGATAATATACACCAATGCCTTCACTATTTTACAGTAAATCCTAAATTAGAAAAACATTACTTTTGTAGTTATCGACCTGAAAACAATTTCAAGTCTATTTTTGTAAAAGAATTGACTCGATATAGTTTGATTGATTTAGGAACAAAAGCTAAGCCAGTTATTAAGCCAATTTTTGAATGGGTTATTTTAGCAAAAAAAGAAGCAATTATTTTACAGGAACAAATCGACGAAAAATTAGAACAATTAAAATTTTAAAATTATGGAATTACAAGGCACAATTGAACACATCACGGAAATCGAAGAAAACGGAACATTTAAAAAACGCTCGTTAATTTTAGGAACTGAAAAAGAATCTCAATACCCTCAATCGGTTAATATTGAATTTCAACAAGGTAACGTCGACTTACTGAACAATAAAAACGTAGGTGACAATGTTACGGTATCAATTAATATTAAAGGCCGGAAATGGACTAATCCAGAGGGAATTGATAAGTGGTTTAATAATATAGTTGGCTGGAAAGTTTCCTAATCTTATTTAGAACAAATATAAATAACTGCATAAGTACACTTTTTTGTTGTACTTATGCTTTTTTTGTTTATCTTTGAATATTGAAAATCACTAAAAAAATAGAAATTATGACAAATCAATTAACTAAATACGAAACTGAAATTAAAGAAATTGCAGCTTTAGCAAAAAAACTTAATTATAATATTGACGGAGATTTAAAGCCATTATTAAAAATATGGTTAAAAGAAGGTTTAAAATTTCAAAACTTCGTAGAAGATAGAAAAGAATATTTTATTCGAACAACTAAACAATTTTTAAACTAATGGAATTTAAGGAAATAATAGAAAGAATAGAAAAAGAAAATCTTTTAATTAAAGAGTCTTTTTTTACAAAAAGAGTGGTTTACGAGGCTGTTAATTATTCCGGAGTTCGTATTTTTAATTTAACTCACAATCAATATAAAAAAATAATCAAAACATTTTTAACATCAGTGTATAAAGAAGATTATAGCGGATTTACGAAAAGATTTTACAAAGTTAAATTTTAATTATGAAAACAACAAAACCCTTCCAAGACCTACTAAGCATATCAAGTCTCACACAAACGCAATTTGCAGCACGTTTTAAAATACCAAAGCAAATGGTTTCAGACTGGAAAAATGGACGTAAAAACTGCAAAGTTGAAACCTTACAAAAAATGGCCGAATCGTTTGGTTATTCATTAAACGTTGAATTTAAAATAGAGAAAAATGGATAAAAAATTTACAAAAGGAGAGTGGAAATTTTTAGATGATGGTACTTATTGCGAAATTCAAATAGAAAAACCATTATTAAGTATTTGTGCTATTAATACAAATATTAATGAATATGAAGCAAACGCAAAATTAATTGCAGCAGCACCGGAAATGTTAGAAATGTTAGAAAGGATACAGAGAATTAACAATATAGCAAGAGAGCATATATCAGAATGCCTGTTTGAAGACATAGAACAACTAATAAAAAAAGCTACGTTATGAAAACAGCAATTTTTTGGACAATTACAATTATTGTAATTATTACAATACATATATTAACCCCTCAATATTACAAATAATGATACTAGCAACCCTAATACTCGCAATATTCCTATTTTTAGCACTCGTTGCGTTATATATTTCCTTCACGTTAGGAATGGAACTAAATGAAGAAAACGAAGCGTTACAAGAACGTTTAAAAGAAATAGAAAAAGAATTAAAATTTCAAATTGACTTGAAAAAGATGTATGAAATTGGATATGACACTTTGAGAAATGAAAAATAAAGTACTTGAATTATTCGCAGGTTCACGATGTATAGGTAAGGCAGCAGAAGAATTAGAAATGGAAGTTTTTTCGGTTGATTGGACTAATTACGAAAACATAGATTTATCAATTGATATTGAAAATTTAACTAAAGAAATGATTCCTTTCGTGCCTAATCACGTTCACGCTTCATTTGATTGCACAACTTATACTATTGCAGCGATAAGCACGCATAGAAACGGAATAGAACCGAAAAGCGAATATGCTAAAAAATGCGACAAGGTAAATCAACACGTAATTTCATTAATAAAAGACTGGTTAAAAATTAATCCAAATTTAACTTTTACTTTTGAAAATCCAAGAGGAATGTTAAGACATATGCCATTTATGCAAGAATTTACAAGGCATACTGTATGGTATTGCCAATATGGTGACGATCGCGCAAAGCCAACTGATATATGGACTAATTTAAAAAATTGGAAACCAAAAGAAATGTGTAGAAATTACAAATATGATAAAGATGGAAATATCATTAATAAACATTGTCACCACGAAAGTGCAAGGCGTGGCGCAAAAACAGGAACACAAGGCAAAAAAGGAAGTTACGAACGATCAAAAATGCCAAAAGAATTGTGTTTAGAATTATTAAAATGTGTTTAAAATGAAAACAGCCAAACAAATATCTAAAATTTGCGGAACAACTTGGGGAATAGTGTATATAGCGATTCAAAGATTAAATATAATTCCAGTTCATAAAAAAGGTAGAATAAATTATTATGATGATTTTCAATTTGAGTTGATTATTGATAATTTGTTCTATACTGGAAAAATTACACATTTAATTTATGAAAGTAAAATTAATATCCCGGAAGTAGAAGAAAGTTTTGAGGAATTTAAAAAGAGAACTTATACAAGATGAACCAAAAAGAACAATTAACACACATAAAAATCCTAGCACAAATCCAGTTGAATTATTTAACTGATTTTAAAGCTGAAAATAAATCATTTTTTACGGGTTCTTTTAAAAACTTTACCAATAACTTTATATCAAAATTAATCGAAGTTGAAACAAAATACTTTGACAAAGCAATTGTAAAAGAAGAAGAGGCTGTCGAGGTATGTTACGATGTTATGGATGAATTTTATAAAACAGTATCCAAAGTTCCTGTTTGGGATATGGTAAATATTATGAGTATTATCGAGGCTTACAATAAAGATAAAAAGAGTATTGAAGGCGTTGTTAAAAAAGTATTACGATGAAATAAACAAAACAAAAAAGCCTTATTGAATCCATTACACAAACGATAATAGGTTTAGGCACGTCTATTTTAATTCAAGTTATATTATATCCTATTTTGGGCATTCCTGTAACTATGACACAAAATTTAATTATCACAATAGTATTTTTTATTGTTTCAATTGTGAGAGGTTATTTAGTTAGAAGATTATTTGATAAAATTTAGTTATGAGTTTAACAATTACTAATGAGGACAATATGCTTTTAATGTCAAGGTATCCTGATAATTACTTTGATTTAGCGATTGTTGATCCGCCTTATGGGATTAATATTAATAATAATATGGGTAGGAGAAAAGGAGATAAACATTCAGGACATAAAAAAGTAAAATGGGATAATGAAATTCCAAACGATGAATATTTTACAGAATTATTTAGGGTTTCAAAAAATCAAATTATATGGGGTGGTAATTATTTTCCTTTACCATTGAAAGGAAGTTGGTTGTTTTGGGATAAATTAATGCCCGAAGAAATGAGTTTTTCTATGGGTGAATTAGCTTGGATGACTTTTGGAAATACATTAAGAAAAATAACACTAAAACATCACGGATTTATAAATGGAGATAATTGCAAAATACACCCAACACAAAAACCTGTAGTACTTTATAAATATTGTTTAGAAAAATACGCTAAACAAGGCGATAAAATTCTTGATACGCATTTAGGTTCTGGAAGTATTGCAATAGCTTGCCACGATTACGGATTTGACCTTACAGCTTGTGAACTCGACAAAGAGTACTTCGACAAAGCTATGGAACGAATAAAAAACCATACAAATCAAACTAAATTGTTTTAATTATTAAATAATTTTGTATATTTGCTTTATAGTTGGCTTCTCACAATTACCCAACGCTAATATTACACATTGTCCTACAATGAAACTGACGTGAGAAGCAGTGGATTTGTGGGACTTTTGCATTTAATATTATGAAAAAAACACTTTACCCACATCAAAAAGAATTTCTAGATGAAATACTACAAAAAATAAAAGAAGTAGATTCCGTTTGTTGCCAATTAAGTACTGGCGGCGGAAAAACGGTAGTCTTTACAGAATTGGTTTCTATTTTGGACAGCAAAACACTTATATTAGTTGATAGTTCAGAATTAGTAGAACAGACTGTAAATACTTTTAAAAAACAAGGGTTAGACGTTGGCTGCATATTGGCAGGATGCAAAAAAATTCCAGAAAATAAAGTAATCGTAGCAATGGTAAAAAGTCTTTGGAATAGACGTAAAAAAATGCCATTATTTGAAGTTTGCATAATCGACGAATGCCATTTATGGGAGGTAAATAAGCTATTTGAATTTTTACCAAACTGCAAACGAATAGGATTTACAGCTACTCCAGTTAGATTGAAACGAAATAAAATAGATGACGAATATAGCGAAGTTGAAACAATGTCGCAATGGTACGATGATATCGTTTGTGGCAAACCTATCTCGTGGCTAATGGAACATGGATATTTAATACCAGAAAAAAACGAGTATATTGACTTTGATTCGTCAGGATTAAAAACAGATGCCAGTGGGGAATTTACGGCAAGCAGTTTAAAAGAAGTATTTCAAAGCGAAACTTATAAAAATGCACTTCGCAAAACATTTGATAAATTATGCGACGGTAAAAAGACATTGCTCTTCACATCGTCAACTGAAACGAATGCAATATATGCGGAACTTTTTAAAGATAAAAATGTAAAAACTTATGATTCTGTAAATAATAATCCAAATGAGCGTGATGATATTGTAGAATGGTTTAGAACTACACCCGATGCCGTTTTAATTAATACCGGATGTTTTACAAAGGGGTTTGACGTTTGCGATGTTGAGGTTATTTTAATGGCTCGAGCGACAAAAAGCCTTTCTTTATGGATTCAAATAGTAGGACGTGGAGCGCGAAAAACTTCAAAAATAGAAAAGCCTTACTTTCTTTTAATCGACGGTGGGAACAATAATGAAGAGCACGGAATTTTTAGTTTTGACAGGGATTGGAAAAAGATATTTTTTGACAAGCAAAGAAAATCATACTTAAAAGACATTTACGAATGTGAAGAGTGCGGTTTTAATTTTGAGAAAAAAGACAAAATTTGTCCAAATTGCGGGTGTGAAATTCCAGAAAAAGAAAAACCGGAAGAAGTTGAACAAAAGGAGTTTAAAATAGTAGGGGCAAAAAATAAAATATTACCCCCTACTTTAGATTTAGAATTTCATATTATTAAGGGTCATTCTAAATATGAAACATTAAAGATTTTAAGAATGAAGTGGATTACTTTTTTATGTAAATTAGACCTCCCATTTAATG